ATGTGTTGTTTAATTGTTTCTAATACTCTATCTTCATTAAATTTATAGCTCATCGTTTCTCCAGTTGTCAGGTAAAGTATCTTCACTATACCATATAAAATTATTTTTATCTGCCCACTCGGCATGAGTTCTTTTTGTTCCGTTCTTTCTTCGTTTAGCAGCTGGCATAGGAGCAAAGGGAGATAAGAATAAAAAAACTAATTCTTGTTTAGGCTTTAGTGCCTTGCGTATCCAAATATATTTATTGTATTCTTGATAGTCCCAAAATCTACCTTTTGCTTCTAGCAAAAACTCAGTGTTTCCAATAACCTTAACAAAGTCTGGCTCGTAGTGATGCTCAACTATGTAAGGAACTCGGTCTGAGTGATGTTTCCAATCTGTTAAGATGGTAGTGTGTAAGGTGTGTTCCCATTTAGAGTCATAACCTTTAGGTAAATCTTTTTCTTTAGGTCTAATCTTACGAGGTTTTCTAAAGCCAACCATTATATTATATCCGAGTAGGTAATTTTGTCAAGGGGTTTAGACTTTAATTTTTTTTTAATTAAGTTACCAAACCATTTGGGTGTGTATGCTGATAACATTAAAGTTCTTCCTTTATAAAAATGAGTTTCTTTGGGTAAATATTTTTTGTAATTTTTAAAAGATACCTTCTTGGCTTCTTCATCAGTAAGCATAGTACCTAACCAATGAACTAAAAAGCCAATAGACTTTATTCTTATTTGTTTTGCTTTTTTTCCGTTCATATTATTTGTTCCTCAACCTTGGGTTCTGATACAACTTTTGTAAAATATACAGGTCCTTTAGCATAGTTAAATACTCTTAAACCTTTTCCATCATTCGAGTTTTTGCGACATTCAAACTTATGAGGACACCATGTGCAGTTGTTTGCTAGTTTCATGTTGCCTGATTTACCTTCAGGCACAGTCTCATAACAAAAATCAGGCGGGTCTTCTGCAACAACACTAGCTTTGACTTGTTTAATTTTACTTTTAATGTTTGGTTTATCCATATCGTCAGGAATAAACATAGTTAGTTCGCCTGTTTCTTTGTTCATAACTAAGAAACCGCCTTTGCTTGTGCCTTCAGCTTCTTCGTACCCTGCAAGTTGTGCAAGATAACCAAACGCATCGTTGTCGGCTAGCGTTCCCTCTTTAAATTTCTTAAAGGCATAACCTGATGCAGTTTTTACATCAACCACTTCGCCATCAATCTTACAATCCATGTGCCCTTTAATACCATCAACAGTTATTTCTTTTTGCATTGATGAAAGTTTATGACCGGACATCTTAACAAAAAACAAAAGCAATACTTCTAATAGATGACCATACAAAAATTTAATTTGTGTGCTTGGGTTAAGTTGTTCAACTGTATCTGATTTAGCTTGGGCATCAAACCACAACCTTCTTTCAGGTTTTCCTATATTAGACATTCTAAGATTAGCTTTACCTGTTCTATCCTGTGGGGTTGCCCAGTGTTTTAAAGCATCAGACATATCTTTACCAAACTCTTCATACTGTTCATCAGAGATGTTGAGTTCTTCCCCTTCTGTTAAAGAGTTTAAAATATTATATATGTCTGATACTAAATTATTTAATTTCTTTTTCATTGTCTGCTTCCTTGAATGCTTTAATTACATCAGTTGAAAATAACTTTTGTAAATTTAATAAATACATTCTACTTGCTTTGTGGTCTCCACCACTTACAGTTTTGAATGTATCTAATTTTTCTACAATGGTTCTTAAAACATCTGTCTTAAAAACTAAAGTACAAAATTCATTATCACCAACACAGAGATTATGAAACCAGTAGTCAGCTTCGGTTGCTCTGATACCTGATGGCTTACCCCATGACTCATATTCAATACATATGTTTCCGGATTTCTGCCATAAATCTTTCTCAGATTTAACCTCAATTTTTTTATCTGTTAACATCTCTGCTATTTTATCTTCTCGTATTGTACCATATTCTAGGTCAATGTCAAACTTTTTTCTGTTTTCTTTAGTGGGTTTCACTCCAATTATCTCCTATCTTGTATTCACCATCCATCGGACAGCGAAGGTTAAAATGTTTACCTGCTTCAATAATACTATTAACAGCAAGCTCTCCTACAAACTCAGCTTGGGTTTCTTTAACTTCTATTTGCCACTCATCATGTATGTTAGCAACAAACTTATAGTCAATCGTATTTAGTTTTAAAAGACTATCTAAAATAGTTAGTCCTTTTTTCATTAAGATTGCTCCACTACCCTGCAATAATGTATTAAGTGATGCATGTTTATGTCTCAATAAAAGTTTTCTACCATCTATTCCTTTAAGGTATTTTTTTTCTGCTGCTCTTTCAACCCTGCTCTTAAGAGTTGCAAGTGCAGGGAGACTACTAAGAAAGCGTTCTCGCAACTTTCTACCTGCTTCTCTGTTTCCATTAATAATGCTTCCAATTTTTGCGTCTCCTGCTCCGTAAATGAGGGCATAGATGAAAGTTTTTGCCTCGTCTCTTGATTTAAGTCCAGCAAAGTTTTGGTTAGCTGTATGAATGTCTCCGTTAATAATTTCATTTATGTAATCCTCGTCAGCCATGTAGTGTGCCAACATTCTAAGTTCTAATCCACTTGCATCTACACCTACAAGTTTGTACCCTTCCGGTACTATCCAACATGACCTACACTCTTTACCATACGGATTATAAAAGGCAGGTACTTGAGCCATGTTAGGACTTCGGTGTGCCATTCTACCGGTGATAGCACCAGTACATATGACTGAACCATGTACTCTTCCATCATCTTTAAGTGCATCAATCCATGATGAAACTTGAGCTGAACGTTTTTGTAAAAGTAAAAACTCTGCAATTAATTTAGCTTCTCTAATATGTTTTACTTTATTTAAGGTTGTTTCATCTACTATAGGTTGACCTGTCGGAGTAAACTTGTTTGGTTTCCAACCAAAGTCTTGTAAGTATTCTCCTATCTGTTGTCGAGAACCTAAATTAAATTCTCGTAATTGTTTTCTTACAAAAGGTTTCATATTTCCTGATGCTTTAATCTCTTCATACTCATATTCTGTGAGCCCAGATTTAGAAAGCAGTCCATCTTTTTTAAGTTTAGGTGTTATTGTTTTTATAGCAATCCATTTAGGTTTAAATGTTTCATGTACTTCTTTTTCAACCTCAGATTTTCTTTTGTTTAAACTACTTAATAAAAACATAGCTTCTTTCTCATCAAAAAGAAATCCATTTTCATATTGTTGTTGTAATACTTGTGTTGTTTCGTGCTCCAACAAAATACATTCTTTTGTAAAACCAAGAAATTCTTTTTTTAAATAATTAAATAATGTTTTATTTATTATTGTATCTTTTTTACACCGGTTTAACATATCTTGAGAGAACTGTGTCCAATCATCATGCTCTTGTTTTTGTGTGCCACCTAAACGATACCCCCATTTTTCAAGGCTATGACCACCCTCTCTAACGGGGTTAGCTAAACGAGAAAGGATAAGGGTATCAATTACTTTGTTAGTGTCGTACAAATCTATGTTGTATAGTTTTTTAATTAATGGAATGTCATATCCTATTATGTTATGACCAATAATTTTATCAGCTGTTTGTAATAACTTTATGCCCTCGTTTATTTTATCGGGTCCAAAAGAATAAACTTTATCGTGTTCATCTATAGCAACAATACACCATATCGTGTCGGCTTCAAAAAGAAACCCGTTTGCTTCAATGTCAAATACTAATTCCATATTTATCTCCTAGAAAGGACACTTGTCCTCTGTTGTTTTAGACTGTAATAATTCTACATCTTCATACTCGGTAAGTCTACCGGTGTCTTTATTATACACTAAAGAAGTAGCGTTGCCAACATCTCCTGTGTATCTAGATTTTAAAACACGAAGATTTGTAGTTCGAGACTCTAAATCATCATCTGATTGTTGATTTCTTTCGAGAGCTATAACACAATCGGATAGTTGAGCAATGCTATTAGAGCCACGAAGATGTGAAAGACTAACAGTTACTCCTTGCTCATGTCCTTTGTTACCTTCTACTCTACGAAGATGAGACACTAAAATTATACCTGCTCCTGTTTCTTCTACCATACTACGAAGTCTAGTCATAATACTATCAATGGCTTTGCGTTCATCACCATCAATCATAGAACTTACAAGCATATGTAAATGGTCAACGACCACCCACTTGCAATCACAACCCACAATAAGATATCTAAGTTTAGCAAAGATTTCTTCGATGTCGTTTGAACCAAAGTGAGCATGAATAAATACCCTATCCGAACCAAACACATTGTTAAACATTCCTGTTAGTTTTTCTTGTGGATAATCATTACGAATACTATCAATATAAAGTTTATCGTTAGCTTCAATAGAAAGTATACCATCTACAGTACGCTTCCAGTCCTCTTCTAAAGCAATAACACCTACATTATCGTCTGTTTGTTTGATGAGCCAGTGTTCTATTTCACGGGTAACACTAGACTTTCCAAGTCCTGTGCCACCTGTTAAAGTTACTAACTCTCCTGCTCTTAAACCTAAAAGCTTTTTATTTAAGCCGTCCCAAGGATAAGGAACACTCTTTGTGTGCTCTCTATTTAAAAAGTCTTCTTGTCTATCAGCAACTCTAATGATACCACTAGGTGTATAAACTTGAGCATCCCACCATGCTCTTGTAAACTCTGCATGTCTACCTTTGTTGAGCATATCGTTGGGGTCTTTGAAGCCGTTGGGAAGCGAAACAATCTTTGCTTTTCCCGGTTTTAATATCATAGCTACTTTCTTAGCGGCTTCTTCTCCTGCTTTATCTTTGTCAAAACATATGACAACATTATTAAAACTTTCTACATACTCTATGCTTTCTTTGATGTCGTTGACTGCTGAAGCAGCACCACGTTTGATAGAAACTACTGCCCATTTACTACCAAGTAGTTCGTATGTAGCCATAGCATCACACTCACCCTCGACAATGGTTAAGTATTTACCACCTTCTTTAAAAAGTTGTTGTCCAAACAAACCTGAACCTTGTATTGTGCCCTCAAAAGAAAAGCGTTTGTCTTTTATGTATCTAATTTTAGTAGCACACAGCTCATGGTTAATGTAGAAAGGATATCTATGCTGAGCTAATTGCCCTGCATTATCGTATACAACTTTGACACCGAACTTTTCGGCAGACTCTTTAGATATATTTCTGTCTGAAAGTTTAGCGAACACACCACCATGTGCATTGACAGCAGGTGTAGCTGGTGTTTGTATTTTATCCATAGACATTACTCCTGTTGAATATTTTGGAAAGAAAGAATTACAACTAAAACATTTAGCTGAGCCGTCTTCGTTGACAGACACAGCATCACTGCTCTTGCATTGTGGACAAGGCACGTGATATTTAACAAATTTACTTTGTTCCATAGTTTCCTCCTATTATAAATAGAAAAGGCTTCCTAAAATAGAAAGCCTTTAATGGAGATAAGATGTTAATTAAGACTCGGCTTCTATATTAACATCAACGATGTCGGCTTTAATTATTGCTTCGTCTCTATCAACCAGCAACTTTTCTAAGTTAGCTCGATGTGTTCGGCTGGCAAAATCTAAAGCCTCAATGGTAACCTGTAGATTACCAACTTTTTGTACGATAACAGTAGCTTCCTGCTTTATTGCATCGTCTGTGATTTTATTTACATCAAATAAAGTTTCTCCTTCTTCATTGTTTATAGTAATAATCATATTAAAATTCCTCACCATCCCCGAAAGGGTTTAGTTCAGAACCATCTTGAGATTTAAGAGCAACTAAATCAAGCACTTGCATAGCTTGGAAGTCTAATCCTTTGAAGCTACCATACTTGTTGTCAGTTTCCCACTCATTATACTGTACCTTTACAGTCGAACCATTACCAATTATGGTATCCATAGGTTCTTTATTCTTATCGAAAAGTTTCGGGGCGTTTCGTACCATACCATTCGGTCCGTTTACTTTACGCTTAATAGTTAATGCTCGACCAATCGGTGTTGCATTCCCACCCTCATCTTTTACAGATAATTCTTTAACCTTAAAGCCTCGTGCTTCAAAGTCGTTAGCAACATCATCCTCAACTACAACATCGACTGTATACACAGGCTCGAATGTAGTGTTCGGGGTTGTTACTGATGCCCAATAGGCTTTTCCTTCTAATACTGCCATATAATCCTCCTTTAGATTGGCGTTTTAATAAGTGCATTATACACTAATTAACTTTAATGTCAAGTAAAATATCTTTTAATGTTACTAAAGGATTTTTAAATAAGGTTACTAAAAACTTTTCGCCTTGTTTATTAACATCATAAGATACTTTATTGTCATAAAATTCTTGGTAGTTTTTAGATACATAATCTTCAAACTGTCTTAATTCATCTCGGTCAAAGGAAGCCGTTGCTTCTTCTTCTAACATTCTATCGTATAAATAATTCATCGTTCTCCTTAAATATTAATTGTAAATGGAAGAGTACAACCATTAATTGTTGTGGGTTTATCAAATGTTAAATCCATTACATAATTAAATGTTGCTGTTTTAACATTGCTAGGTACTCGACCATCATATTGCACATTGATTACATTACCTTCAAACAAATCATATATCACAGTAAATTTTAAATTTCGTTTTATATTAATGCGTTGGATATAATCCCCATAAGGTTTAGGTGAGCTAGCTTTTGGACAGACAGCCAAGATAACAGGTTCTGTTATTGTCTCTGGCTCTGGTAGTATCTCTGGTTGTGCTGTAACGTGTGTTCCGGTGAGCACTCCTAACCCTGCGTTAACGCCTAAGTCTTCAACAGGTTCAGGCTCTACAGTCTCAGGCTCAACTACTACCTCTGCATTTAATTGTTCATCTAACTCTTTTAAGATACGATAAATCTCTGAATTAGTTTCATCCATTGCATCTAATCTATCTGATAGCCCAACTAAAGAATTACGATAGCTTTCTCTGGTTGCTTGGATAAGTTCTGCATTACTATTAACGCTGTCGAACTCTTCGTTTAGCGACAAAAAAGATTGGTT